CGATACCCACTACGGCTCATCGACGACCGACAAAATAAAGGAGCGTGCCGAACTCGTCGACACGCTCCACTACTCCCTGCAATGCTACCGCCCGCAGGGCGACGGCCCGCTCAGCCGCGAGCGCTCCGCCTTCTTCACCTACACCCACGGCATCAAGGTCTACGAGGCACACTACACGCTGACCGTTACTGACCGTCGTCAGCAAACAACGACAGCTGCCGCGCCCCGCCTGAGCCTGACGGTGAGCTCTTAGGCCGCACGCGGAAGCCGGTGAAGAGAGGGCGCTCCACCACCTTGCCGTCTACCGTTGCCCCTGCCTGAATCATGCCTCGGATTACCTGCATGATCCGACTCTCGCTGATGAAGAACTCCTCCCGGCTGAGCTTGGCAATGGTGTCGTCGAAGCGGAGGCGCTTCACCTCCGTCCAGTAGTAGTAGCGTTGCAGGAGCATCTCATTGCGCTCCGCTATCAGTTGCTTGTCTCTCCCTTTTCCCATCGTGCATTCCGTTTTTAATCTATAAGTCAAAGATATAGGTTTTCTTGCAAACATCATTCAAACAGCGTCTAAACACCGTTCAGACCCCCTCTAAACGAAAGGCCCGACTTCACAGCCGGGCCTTTCGCGTATTATCACTCTAATTCTTTATCTTACACACAACATTCTTTATCGAAACTACTGGATGCTAAGTTCGGCGCCGATTCCCGTCGCAGGCTTCGGTCGCCCTGATTCCTTTTACTTGAGTCCTAAGAAAACTTCTTGTAGGTCTGATTTGTCGCTATTATGAAAGTGCAATTAAGAATTGTTGTCTCTCTTCCCCACAAAGCTAAGAAACCGACCGCATCTCCTCCAAAGAAGATTGCAGTCGGTTTCCGACACATCCACATTATTTAACACCGACTCACTCCGCCTTTGCGAAGGTCAGCCCCGCCACCGTCGAGCGCAGGCTTGCGCCGGGCGTGAAGATGACGCGGCCGCCTCGGATGAGGCTCGCTTTATAGCCCTCCGCTGTGGTCGAGCCGCTCGACGAGAGCGAGATGCGGAAGTTGCCCAGCTCGCCAAACTGCACGATGGCGCCGTTTGCCAAATGACGGTCGAGCACCGAGTTGGCACGGTCGAGCACCGCCTTAACGTCGGCGCTGGTGATCGTGCAGCCGTCGGCAATCTCCTTGCAGAGCGAGTCGAATGATACGCGGGTGGTTACTGCCGATGCGTAGTATTTCATCGGCGCTTCTTGGTTTTGCGGATTCTTCCGCTGGATGAGCTTGTAAGATACAGCCATAGATTTAACAGTTAGGGTTGAAAAGTAAATTAGACACCCGAATATACAAAGAAAGCCCCGACCCGCCAAGGCCGAGGCTTCTTTATTCGCCAAATTTTCGGAGTCAGTTGATATAAAGGGCGGGGCGGCCAAAATATATCAAGCGAGCAACATCATAGAATACATACACCAAATTTAATCATTAATACTCACTCTCAGCCCCGCCCTCTGATGTTATCTGCCAATCAGTTCGCAGTCGGTCATCGCGAGCGGAATGCTCTTCCAGGCTCCGCGCTCATCCTTAACCTCGGCTCGCACGTAGCGGGCGGAAGGTGTCGGCTGATAAGACTCTTCGATAATCTTCACGCCCTCGATGAACTTCTCGTCCTTCGAGTCCTGAGCCATGCGGCGGAGCTGCAACACGCGCGACGCCTTGATGCTTCCGGTGTTGTCGCGAGCGAGGAGCTTCAGCACGGCGTTGACCAGCGCTTTCGACTTCTCGTCCTGCGCGAGCGATTCGAGGTATTCCTTGACCATCGCGATGCCGTCCTCCACCGTGTCGCGGTAGGCGTCGAGCATGTTCACCCCGAGGGTTAATCGCATCTGCGAGTCGGAGGTGGTGAAGGTGTGTGAGCGCTGGCTGTCAATCTTCGCCCCGATAACCTCGCCCTTCAGCTTCAGTATCGTCTCGAAATTGCCGTAGATAGCGGTCTTCACGATGGCGAGTTGCTCCGAGATGTCGAGCAGCTGAGGGATGGCTGCCGCCACCTCGTCGTCGACCATCTGCGCGTATTGCTCGCGCATCGCTTCGCGCTGTTCCGCCTCACGCTTCTTGTCGCGCTCAGCTTTGAATGCCATAAAATCGGCAAGTTCTTCCGCACTCATCTCTACGCGAGTGCCGTCTGTTGGTTTTGTTTCCATACTCTGTAATGGTGTTGTGCCCTTGCGGGCGGTTAATTATTGGTTGTTTATTTATTTGTCCGAGAAGATGATATCGCCGCCGTCGCGCAGCAGCGAGTAGAGGTAGAAGTCGTCGGGCAGAATCAGCTCATACTCCGAGTAGCCCGCATAATTGCCGACCCACACAGCCAGATTCTTCACAAACTGTCGCTTGACGCGCCGGAGCGCCTCCTTGTCGCTCTCCTGCCATTCGGCCTTGGTCATCACCCATCCTATCAGCCCGGTCAGCTGCTCGTCGGTCAGCTCCTCTATCGGCCTGCCGTTTATCTCCACGTGGGCCCCGACTGTACTGTGTATCTTCATATCTCCTCCACATCATTGGTTTGCTCCTTGGCCACCCCCTCGAGGTCGACTATCTCGAGCGCCGTGCGCACGATGTAGCGCAGTCGCGAGTTGCCCTGCAGGCACGAGCGTATCAGCGTGCAGAGCGAGGCGTCGTCGCCGCAGATTGCCACCTTGCCGCTCCATCCCGTCAGGGGCGAGTCGACCGCCGTCAGCGCCAGGGCGGCGCGGTTGTGTCGGCCGTGGGCCTTCTGCTGCCAGTCGCGCATCTGGCGCGAGAGGGCGTTTGCATCCGTGATTGCCTGCGCATGCTCGAGCGCTGCGCGGTGCTGTTTCGTAAGTTCGTCGATTGGCGTAAGTTCTTCCATTGTTTCCTTGTTTTAAGTTTGCCCCTCCCGTCCTCCCTTATGTCGGGAGGGAGAGGGGCGGTTAATACTGTATTTGTCTTGTTAGTTACCCTGCTGAGGTTGCGCCTTCTTCGAGCGCTTGCGGTGGATGGAGAGCAGGCGGAGCCGCACATCTTCGAGTTCGCTCACCGTGAGCGCCGCAAACCGCTTGCCGGCGATGCGCGTGTCGCGGCATACCTCGTCGACCCGCTTCCAGTCCGTCGTGTCCACTCCGAGCTTCTGCAGCCAGTGGAGCACCGCGCTCCGCATCCGCCTGAGCTCGTCGCGCTCCGCCTGGCTCTGCACCTGAGCCGTCAGGTCGGCCACCATGGCGCGATATTCGAGGTGATTCATCTCCTTGAGCGATGCCGTGCGACCGTCGGTGTACTGCATCACCAGCGTCGCCCGCTCTTCCGTCGGGATGCCCGCCTTGGCGAGCAGGGCAAAAAAGGCTCTGTATTCAGTCATAGCTCTCAAACTGTAAGAGTTCGTCATTCAGCAGCTCCACCTTGGCTTCGAGCGCCGTCACCCGATGACTCAGCCCCGTGATGGTGCGCCATGTCAGCGCAGCGGCTGTCGCCAGCCCGAGGATGAGCACCGCGCGAATCAAGCCGCGCGTCAGTCGCTCCGAGGCGTCGGTCATCTCAATCTCTATCTCGATGCCGTCGTGAGGCAGAGCGAACTGGTCGCGCAGCGCGTCGGCAACAGCCTCCGCCAAGTGTTTCTCCTGCTTGTTCGTCGCTGATGAGCGACCTTCATTTATGTTGTTTGCTGTTTTGTTGTCCATTGCGATTCGGTTTTATGAAGATTGGTGATTATGATTATTGACCTCGCTTGTCTGCTTCCCACGTGACCGTCACTACCGCGGTCACGAAGCCCGAGCCCTTGCAGACCGGGCAGACCTTCTTGCGGGATTCCCGCTCTCCCATGTCGAGCTTCCATCCCTCGCCGTGGCAGTAGTTGCAGACGTGCCCCGTCGATACAAACGCCTCGCGGGGCGGGAGCATGTCGATGCTGTCGGGGGCGTTCAGCACGATGGCTGTCTCTTTTGTCGAGCTCATGATGTCTTAGTTTGACGTGATACACTCTACGATTTTTTCGAAGGGGAGGCCTGTGTGGAGGTGGTGATAGACGAGCACGGAGGTCGTCACCACCTTTGCGAAGTTCATGTCCTTCTCCATGGCTTCGACGACCGACGAGGCCACCAAGTCGAGATTGCCGTGGATGAATGACGAGATTTGCATCGCCGTCCCTTCGGCGGTCTCATGGCGGTCGCCGAGCACAGTCAGCGCCGCGCGCTCCTCTTTGTGAGCTTCATGACCTTCGGTCCAATCTTCTACCAAGCCTGTCAGATACTCTCTGATGCTGTTTCTCTCTTCAATTGTAAGTGGTTTCATAATGTTGTTTGGATGGTGTTTGAATAGTGTTTATAAAGTGGTTTCAATCTCTTCTTCTTGCGATTCGTTCTCTTCGGTTGTTTCATCTTCCGGCGATTCAGGAGCCTCTTGCGATTCGTTGGCGTCCTGCTCGCCCCAATAAGTCTTCGCCCCGTCGGCCCACACCGTGAAGTAGGCTCCCGGCTTGGCGATGAATCGACCCTTGCAGAAGGCGCGGAAGCCTTGCACCAAGATCTTCACGTCGGCATCATACGCCACCTTGCGCGCCGCTCGGCCGTCGGGATAGAGCCCGTCGGCATGGCTCACGAAGATGAGCAGCTTGTCGGGATGCGCCTCCTTGAGCGCCTTGTAGCTCGCGTAGTTCAGCCCGCTGTATTGGAAGCTGTCGATGATGACGAAGTCGGGGGCGCGCTGCCGTCGCAGCCTCTCGCTCAGCTCCTCGATGCTCTCGCGGTCGATGACGATGAGCTGCTTGTCGACCTCATACATCTTGTGGCGAATCAGGGCGCGCTGCATCGAGTAGCCGGTGCTCTCCTCGAGGCTGTTGTAGGCCACCCGCCCGAACTGGCAGAGATACTTGGCGAGTTGCATCACGAAGCTGCTCTTGCCGTTGCCGCTCGGCCCCCAGATAATCCATGTGCCGCACCGCCCGGGCTGGCCGAAGGCCTCCTCCCATTCCCCCTCGAAGGGGAGGGCCTGAGTCCTTATCTTCAGCACCTCGCTCGGCGAGAATGCGCGGCGTATCTTCTTCGGTTTTTCCATCTTCATCGCCTCACGCCTCCATCGCTTCCATCTTCAGCTTTTCGATTTCGGTGTAGACGCGGCGCAATCCCCCTTGGCTTTGGCTCACGAGCTTCATAATGTCGGTGCCGCTCGGGGCGTTGAGCTTGGCGACCTGAGCCGTCTGCGCCCGGAGGAAGCGCTCCCGCTCCTTGCCGTCTTCGGGCGTCACGCGGCTGAACTGCTCGCCGTAGCGGCTGAACATCTCCGTGTAGCCCACCTTCTGCCCCTCGATGGCGCGGTTAATCTTCGCCTTCAATCCGTCCGCCCCCATCATATACCAGGCGCAGCATCGCTCGGTGGCGTTCCACAGCGCCTTCAGCTCCAGGAAGGCCTCGTAGCTCAGGTCGCCCGCCTCGTCGAGCACCACCAGCGGCCGTCGGATGGCGCGCAGGTAGTAGACGAGGTCGTCGTAGACGTCGGCATAGCGCCCGGTCGACTGCACCCCAAACTCTTTGGCAATCTTCCGTATCATCTTCTGCCGCGTCTTCACCTGCGAGCAGTCGATGTAGACCGCGTTGGGGTGGCTCTGCACGTAGGCTCTCGCCGTGAATGTCTTGCCGATGTTGGGGATGTCGCAGAGCAGGGCGCTCACGCCCCCTTGTTGGCAAAGCTCCAGCTGACCGGTGATGAAGAGGTAGGTGGGCGTCTCGGCAGCCTTCCATTCCATCCCCTTGCGCAGGCTCACCCCGAGGCGTCGGGCGATGCTCAGCCAGTTGGCCTCCGAGAGGGTGGGCGTCAGCGGGTCTTTTTTGATGAGCGAATAGGTGGAGCTCGAGACTCCCAGCGAAGCGGCATGCTTCGCGTCGCTCGGATAATTGGCGCGGTTGGCGCTGATGGCGTCAGCGATGCGCTGTTTTGTTTCGTTTGTCAGTGTCATTACTTATTGTTATTAGGTTTGTTTTTACACAGAGGCTCGCGCCCGGCGTCGTATCGCCTCGGGGTCGCCCCAGTTAAGAAGTTCTGCAAGTTCGTCGGCTTCGCTCTGCTCCGGCTCGGGTGCTGCCACCTCCTTCGGCACAGGCGTCGCCTCTATCGCTTCGCGCTCCGTGCGCTCGATGATGGCCACCTTCGTCTGCTTGCCGCGCTTCATCATCGCATCGAATTGGCTCACATACTTGGCCTGCTCGGTGTAGGCGTCGCGGTCGGCCTGCGTCTGCTCGGCGGTCGCCTCGTTGTAGCGCACCACCATCGGGCAGGTAGCGAGGTAGCGTCCGTCCTGATAGATGTAGACCTCGTTTACCTCCCCCTTGTCGTCGGGCAGCCAGTAGGCGTCCACATCGTAGCGGCGCGGGGCGAGGCGGTGAATCAGTTCGGGGGTCGGCAGGCGGTATTGGTTGCCCATCACCGTCATATACATGCTCCGTCGGATGCTCGTCTTGGTGTGCTCGCCGATGTAGAGGTAGAGAGCTGCCTTGTCCACCGGATGCAGATTCGGACTCTGCGTCGAGACGAGCACCTGCCAGCGCGTCTTCCCCGGATAGAGGTCTTGCCGAGGGTGGAGCGAGTTGTTATACTCGTCGATGTCGCGGCGGTCGTCGGCGATAAGCTCGTCGTAGTCGTAGGTCGGCTCGCGGTAGGTGTTGTTGAGCTCGTCGTAGACCTTCTCTATCTTCGGGCGGTTGGCTTCGAGGGCGGCATACCAGCGGCCGATGCCGGCATGGTTCTTCTTCTCGACGCCATACTTCTTCGCGCGATTGAAGTGTTCCGCCCGCTTCTCCTGCGAGTTGCCGGGGTTACACCACCTGACGAAGGGAAACACCTGCCCGGCCTTGACCAGCCCGTCGGCAAACTGCCTTACGAGGTGATGTTCCACCTCCACCTCGGCGGGGGTCTGCCATCCCTGGCGGTCGATGAGTCGGAACATGTCGCGGATGCAGTCCAAGAAGAGCTCCTCCGTCTTCCGCCTCGAGTAGCTCGCCCCGATGACGGCTCCCGACGCCACGTCGTAGGCGTAGTAGGCCTTCACGCGCTGGCCGTTGTGCATCTTGCGCGGCAGGTCGCGGTCGTCGAGCGACACCTTTGAAAGCGAGTATTCGGGAGCGTGGCGCAGGTGGTGGGGGCGATATTCGTTGTTGAAGTCCCACCCCGTCGAGTGGGCCTTGGCGCGCAGCGCTTTGTTTGCCGGCTTGTTGAGCACACCCGCTATCGTCGCTTCGCTCAGCTCGAGCGGTCGGCCGCGGTTGTCGGTAAACTCGTGTCGGTCATACACCTCGCCCGTCTCCACGTCTACCACGTCGATGCGCCCCTCGATGAATTGCAGGTACATGTCCGCCACCGTCTTGTTGTACGGCCTCTCGGGCTGGGCGTCGAGCGAGAGTATCAGCTGCTCGATGCGCGAGGTCACCTTACGTGCGCTCTGGTTGCCGAATTTCTTCGATATCAGCGCCACCGGGCCCTCCTTCTCATATTCGCGAGCCTTCTGCTTGAATCGCGAGAGCGACGTCGGCAGCGTGTGGCCCGGCTCCTTGCGGTAGAACTCGATCGCCGTGGCGGTCTCGTCCCATGTCATCGGCTTCCCCTGCATCGACCGCCTCATGGCGCTCGTGTCGGCCATCAGCCTCCTCACGGCCTCTATCACCGAGGCGTTGCGCGTATACTCGTCTACATAGTCGGCGGGCAGGGCGCTGCCGTCTTCGAAGCGGTAGTTCGTATAGAAGGCGCGGGCGGTCGCCGAGAAGCGATACTTCTCCCGGAAGCGGTCGCGCAGGCTCTCCGAGCGCTCGTCGCCATACTTGGCGCGCACCTTCTCCTGATACCTGCTCGGCAGGCTCTCCATCTCCACCAGGGCGTAGCTGCCAAGCCCTTTACCCGGTCGGGCGACGGTGAGCTGATTACGGCGAGCGAGATTCTTGTAATTGTCGTAGCTCATAATCGGGGCAGGGTCGCCGTCGGTGCAGTTGGGCACGTCGTCGCGGGTCAGGTCGCGCACGCTGATGCATAGTTTGTTGTCATAGATTTCCATTGCATGCCGTTAATCAATCCCTCCAATCCGC